CTGTATATGAAGGTTTGGAAAATGCGTAAGGGTGTTATGATTTACGAAAATAAAAACACTCACGAATTACTCACTTTACCAGTTGTAGTAAGTGAGCACTACCGTGCTTGGGCAGAAGAAGTATTTGATTGGATGAAATTAGTTTATAAGAATTGGCAAGAAAAACAATTGCCAGAAATTCCTTATCGCTCAAATTCAAAAATTTGCAAAGTATGTCCTATTCAAAAAGCATGTGCTGAAGCAGGAGACGGAACAATTAAAATTAAGCCTATGAGATTGTTAAAGGACGAAGTGGATTAATCAATGTGAAACTATGTGAAAGATGCGAGACCCCGTTTAAACCAAAAGTAAGTTATCAAATTTATTGTGGAGATGTTTGTAGAGAAGAATCCACCAAAATAAAGATAGCCGAAAGGTATCAAATAACTCGTAGACAAAGAAGAATAGGTAAAAAAAGACTCTGTATTGGTGGTTGTAAAGAACAACTTTCAATATATAATGACTCTGGCTTTTGCACTAACTGCAATATAAATAAAAAAGAAGTAGACAAAATGTTAAAACAACTAAAGGGATTTTTTGACTATGAACAAGAATAATCCAAAAACAATTTGTGCTATTGATGCAAGCACTAATAGTCTTGCTTTTGCTATTTTTAATGATAACACTCTGGGCAGTATTGGTAAAATTAATTTTAATGGAAAAACAAATTATGAAAAAGTGATGGACGCTTGTGCTAAGACGAAAGCATTCTTTGAACATTTTGATGGATTTGAGGCAATTGTAATTGAACATACCGTATTTATGAATAGTCCTAAAACTGCTGCAGATCTAGCATTAGTTCAAGGAGCACTATTAGGTGCAGCAGGATTAACTGGAACAAAAATTATAGGAACTGTAGCACCAATAACTTGGCAAAATTATCTAGGAAATAAAAGATTAACAAAAGAAGAGCAGGTAGATATTAGAAAAAAAAATCCAGGAAAGTCGGATTCTTGGTATAAGTCTTATGAAAGACAAATTAGAAAAGAAAGGACCATAAAATTAATTGAAATCAACTATGATAAAATTATTAACGATAATGACGTTGCTGATGCTTGTGGTATCGGCCACTGGGCTATTAATAACTGGAATAAAGCAATGAGAGTTGAGGAATAATGCCAGAGTTAAATGCTAACATACCACCAATTGAGTGCTACGTTCGTGGTAATTTTTTAAGAGATCAAGAGGATAGTCATGATCAATATTTTCCATGTGTAATTTTTGGTGTATCTAGTATTAAAAGTAGAAGTCCTTTATTTCATTTTTTAATGGAAGATGGAGGAATTTGGTGGAGAATGCCAATTAATGCATTTTGTACGAAGCCAGGAGTTCCTGAAGAACCAATCTACAATCTTGTGCTTTGGAATTCTTTTAGTCCACACATAGCAGTTACAAAATTTGAAAACTTAAGCAACATGAGAATGTCTTATATAGATAGAAATAAAAATAACATTAGCGGAAAATATTTATTTACTTTAGACTGGCACAATCCAGAAAGTAATATTTTAGATGATGGATATTCAGAAAGTCCAGGACAACATAAATGTGGCCATGTTATTCAAAGAGATGATGGAAATTTTGCGGTACAGCCTAATAACCGCATTAGATTAAAAGAACCATCATTTGTAACCAAGAAAGATCTAGTAATACAAAGACTTATAAATACAAATAAGTGGGATGTTGAAAGTTACGATAAGTGGGTTTTAGAAGACTCAAACGCATACGACTATGACATCTCTGAAGCAGAAGTTGACAAATAACTCAATGGCTGCTAAACTATATACAAGCGAGGCTTGGCTCCGTAAAAGGTTTGTTATGGACAAAAAGTCTCCACAGGACATTGCTAAGGAGTGCGGGACTAGTGTTGAAACTATCTACGTATACCTTGCAAAATTTGGATTAAGAAAGTCTAAGAGGTAATCTATATGATTAAATATATAAACGTAGATCCAAATGGAGTGTGTAATGCTAAATGTTGGTTTTGCCCAGTAGCATATCTTGGAAATCCTAAAGAAAATCGTGCAACAATGTCACTTGAAGTAATGGAAAGTATTTTAAAACAAATTGATGATGGAAGAGGCGATTTTGTTGATCCAAATATAGAAATAATAAATAATCCTATTCATTTTAACGAAACCTTGCTTTACCCATATTTTAAAGAAATGCTTGACCTTCATAGAAAATATAATATTAAAATGTATTTATTTTCAAATGGACTAAACCTAACAAGAGAAAAAACAGATTTAGTAAAAGAGTATCACGATGTTATTACAGATGTAATTCTTAACGTTCCATCAATTGAAAGAGAACAATGGTCTAGTTTTACTGGATTTAATCCAAAACTGTTTGATAAACTTTTAGACAATCTCCATTATGCAAATGATGTTCTTGGAAAAATATTTGTTGGTGAGCAGTTAATGATTTTAGTTAATGGAATAAGTCCAGAAGCAAAAGTTGAGAACGGTGGATGGATGGAAGTATTAGAAAATGCACCAGTATATTCAGATTTTGATCATATCAAAATAGTTAAAAAAATGGAAAATCTTTTTCCAAATATAATTATTTCTTTAAGAAACAACTTATCAGACAGAACAAATGTTCTTTCTGAATTAAAGGTTATTTCAAATCAAAAAGCAATAGGTGATAGACAGAATGGTGTTGTTATTGGTTGTGGATTTAAATACCCAGACGAACACTTATATATTTCCTCAACTGGGAATGTATACTTATGCTGTGCAGATTTTAATTATGAAACTGTTTATGAAAACATAAAGAATAAAACAATAAAAGAAATATGGAATAGCAAAGAAAGACAATCCGCAATAAAAAAAGCATATTCAAGCACATGTACAACATGTCTTAGAGCAGTATGGAGCAATGGCGTAACCCCAGCACTTACTTCAAGTATAGGATCTTAAATATGATACCTAAAATTATTTGGCAAACATATGAATCTGAATATTCAGAACTTGAAATAAATCCGCAAAAATGTATTAATTCGTGGAAAAAAAATAATCCAGACTGGGAATATAGATATGTTTCAGCGAGAGAAAGAGATAAGTTTGTATTGGATAACTTTGGAAAAGAGTGGCATACAATTTATAATTCGTACAAAATTAATATTTTAAGGTCTGACCTTTGGAGATACATGTGCCTGTATATAAATGGTGGACTTTATTCAGACTTAGACATGTTATGCAAAAAACCAATAAATTATTGGTTAGACAATAACTTAGATTTTGTTGTTTCTGAAGAACCAGAAGAGCCTGGTCTAACTCAATCAATTTTTGCATCATCTGCTAAAAATATAATATTAAAAAATTTATTAAGTGATATTAAAGAACAGTTTTATTTAAAAAATAAATATAGCAATGTAGTTGATTATGAAATAAATGAAACTGGATACGTTATTTTTACAAAATCTATAAATAACACATTCAACTCTGGAATAGTTGACAAAAATAATTTTATGCTTTATGATAAAAACAAATCAAAAAAAATACATTATGATTCAATAGAACATTTTTATGCTGGCAATGGAAATGTGTTTGGTCCAAACTACATATCTTGGAAAATGGAGAGTCTTATATGAAACTAAATCCAGTCTACAAGGATGTAAATAAGTTTAGTTGTCAAGATTTATATTTAAAATCAACTGGCGCTCCATCAGGTCCTAAAATATGGATTGCCTGCCATTCAATAGCACACATGCTTATAGAAAAAAATATAGCCTATGGAGATTCTGCACTTGACCCAGTTAGAATTTTTAGTAAATCAGACCCAGTAGAACAACTAAAAGTTAGAATTGATGACAAATTAAGCAGACTTATGAAAGGTACTGACTACGTAGGGGATAATGATATTGATGATCTAATAGGGTATCTGGTATTATTAAAGATAGCAAAGGAAAAAAATGTCAACTGAAAAAGAATTAATTGAACATCTTGATGAAGTTAATAAGGTAGTTACAGAATACCTTAAAGGTCAAGATCCCACAAAAATTTCTAAAGAGTTAGACATTCCACGTACTCGTGTTGTTTCATTAATTAATGAGTGGAAAGTTATGGCATCTGCAAATGATGCAATTCGTGCTCGTGCTAAAGAAGCCCTTGCTGGTGCTGATACACACTATACTAAACTTATTACAAAGGCTTATGAAGTAATTGATGAATCAAGTATGACTAATAATCTTAGTGCAAAAACTCAAGCAATTAAATTAGTAATGGATATTGAAAAATCTAGAATTGAGATGTTACAAAAAGCAGGACTTCTAGAAAATAAAGAACTTGCAGAAGAAATGGTTGAAATAGAAAGACGACAAGAAGTTCTTGTTGAAATCTTAAGAGACATTGCCTCAACCCATCCAGAGGTTCGTGATTTAATTATGAGACGTCTTTCTCAGATTGCTAAAGAGGGAGAGGTAATTACAATTGTCCAAGATGTTCAATGATTTTCTAGAAGTATTAAAAGAAAACCAATTTGATGAAATTCCAGTAGACGCAAAAACATTTGTTGAGTCTGCTGATTATCTTGGCCAGCCAGAACTGTCTTCAATTCAATATGAAATTGTAGAAGCAATGAGTCAAATTTATCGTAAAGAAGAATTACAAGAAATATTTGGATCTGTTGTTGGCGCTCAATATTTTGATAAATACACTAAAAATGAAATTATTTTGCAACTTGGAAAAGGATCTGGAAAAGACTTTGTATCAACAGTAGCCTGTGCATATATAGTATATAAATTGTTATGTCTTAAAGATCCTGCCAAATATTATGGAAAACCAAGCGGGGATGCAATTGATATCATCAACGTAGCCATTAACGCACAACAGGCAAAGAACGTATTCTTTAAAGGATTTAAAACTAAAATAGAAAAATCACCATGGTTTGCAGGAAAGTATAATGCAAAGGCCGATAGCGTTGAGTTTGATAAATCAATTACCGTTTACTCTGGACACTCAGAAAGAGAATCGCATGAAGGTTTAAACTTACTACTTGCAGTTCTTGATGAAATTTCTGGTTTTGCATCTGAGGTTGGAACTGGCAATGAGCAAGGCAAGACTGCCGAAAATATTTATAAAGCATTTCGTGGATCTGTAGATTCTCGTTTTCCAGATTTAGGTAAAGTAGTATTGCTTTCATTCCCTCGTTA